CGATGGAGATCGCCGCATGATCTCAGGCAAAATCGCGCCATACAATGAAGTCGGTTATACGTCTGCTGGCCCGGTTGTATTTGAAAAAGGATCTATCGCAATTCCAGATGCAACAAAAATTAAATTGCTAATGCAGCATGACAGCACTAAGCCAGTAGGCCGTGCTACAAACTTTAGCGATGGCACAGATGGCGTTTATGCATCTTTTAAAATTTCAAGTAGCAGCCGGGGACAGGATGCACTTGTACTAGCTCAGGAAAACCTTGTATCTGGTTTATCCGTTGGTGTGGATGTATCCGCATCAAAGCAGATGAAAGGCTACCTGTTAGTTACCGCTGCAGTCCTGAAAGAAGTAAGCCTTGTAGAGTCGGCTGCTTTTGATTCAGCGGCCGTAACTGATATTGCAGCCGCTAAAGCTGCTTTAGAAGCAGCAAATAGCACAAAAACCACAATCATCCATACAGAGATGATTGAAACCGAAACCGAAACCGAAACAGAAAACGAAGGAGATCCAGCTGTGACTACAGCCCCTATTGATTCACCGGATGTACCGGCAGAAAAACCAGCCGAGGCTGCACCAGTTCAAGCAGCTCGTCAAATTATTCGCCCATCCGTATTAGACAGCCAGACAGTACGCACACCGATTACATCAATGGCAAAGTACACAGAGCATAAGATCAAGGCTGCACTAGGCAACCAAGATTCAATGCTTTATGTAACAGCTGCAGATGATTCTTTCAGCACTAACCCTGCATTTAATCCAACACAATACCTAAGCGAGTTCCCAACAAATACACGTTTCGGAACACCATCGATCGATGCATGTTCACGCGGCGTATTACCAGCAAGCGGCATGACAATTAACGTGCCATCACTTGTTACATCAGCAGGCGGCGGTACAGGAGTAGCACCTGTTGTAACAGTCGAAGCTGAAGCAGGCGCAGTACAAAATACAGGTATGGAAACTGCTTACCTATCAGGTACAGTTAATAAATATTCAGGTATGAACACAATTAGCATTGAACTGCTAGAACGTTCAGACCCTAACTTCTACGCTGAACTAACACAGCAACTACAAAATGCTTACCTAAAGACACTTGACACAACAGTTAATGCTGCGTTGATTACTGCAGGTACAGTTGCAACTACTGCACAAGCTGCTACATCAGCAGGCATTATCGGTTACGCATCAGAAGCTGCTCGCCTTGTTTATGAGGCAACTGGTTACTACGCACAGAACTACATCGCCAACGGATCACAATGGCAGCTACTAATGGGTGCATCAGATACAACAGGTCGCCCAATTTATTCGGCTAGCCAACCAATGAACGCGGGTGGATTGACTCAGCCTGGTTCAATTCGCGGCAACGTACTTGGCCTTGATCTATATGTTGATAAGAACTTTGCAGCAACAACAACTGTTGATGACTCAGCAATTATCCTTGCGCCAGAAGCATTTACTGTTTATCAGTCACCACAGGCATATATGTCTGTAAATGTTGTAAGCAACCTACAGGTACAGGTAGCCATCTACGGCTACATGGCAACAATCGCCAAGATGCCAAAGGGAATTATCCGCTACAACTTCACCTAAGAAATAACCCTAATAGTCGGTGGGCGATTAGCCCTTTCGCCCACCGACCCCTATTTAAGTAAGGAGTTCCGATAATGCCAGCTACATATGTAACTGTTGCCGAGCTACGCACAAATCTCGGAATTGGAAGTCTTTATAGCGATAGTACGGTCGAGGAGTGCTGCCAAGCTGCTCAGGATCAAATTAACAGTTTCCTTTGGTTTGATTCTGCGCCAGTCGTGGGGACTGCATTGGTAAGCAACGTTGCCACCGTAATGTTGGCCAACCCCGGTTTATTTACCGTTGGAGAATCGGTGACTATTGCCGGGGCTGGCTCTACATTTAACGGCACTTACACAATTACTGCCACGTTGCCATTTAGCACAGGCACTACAAATTTATTGCCAGCATTTAATATGCAGTTAAATTATTATCAGCAACCACAGGGTTATAGTTTTATTCAGTTTGCCAAGGTTGCAGCCGATCAGAATTTTAGGCGCGTAGTGCCATCAGGCACAGCTACAGGCGAGGATACAAAGACAGCCACCTACGTCAATACAGCAAGCGTTAGACAAAGTGCGATGATCTTGGCCGTGGATATTTGGCAAGCGCGCCAGGTATCCCAAACAGGCGGCGTAGGACTCGATGGCTTTAGCCCATCGCCTTACCGCATGGGTAACAGCATGATAGGCAAAATAAGAGGCCTGTTAGCCCCGTACGTCTCACCGAATAGCATGGTGGGATAAATGCCTACGGCGGCTATTACAACCCTGCGTAGCACCATCGCAGCGGCTTTAACCAATAACGGAGTCTGGTCGGTATTTGCCTACCCACCTGCCACGATCTTGGCTAACAGCTGCGTAGTAATCCCAGCCGATCCATACTTAACGCCTAGCAATAACAGCTACATAACTATTTCGCCTATGGCTAATTTTAAGATTTTGCTAACCGTGCCAATGTTTGACAACCAGGGCAACCTACAAGGCATCGAGGATTTTATCGTTGCGGCTTATACAAAACTAGCTGCATCTAATCTTGTATTTAATATAACCAGCGTTAGCGCGCCTGGTGTATTAAATGCTGATAGCGGTGACTTGCTTACCGCCGAATTCAATATATCCATACTAACGAGCTGGAGTTAAAACTATGTCATACACAGATGAGGATATTGCCTTCTTAATTAAAATTGGGCAGATCGAAGCAGCACCAGTAAAAGATACAAAACCCAAAGCACCTGCAACCGAGAAAACAGAGGAATAACTAAATGGCCGTATATTTAAATAATACCGTTGTAGTAACGCTGAACTCAGTAGTTCTATCAGATCACGTTACAAGCGCAACGATTAACCGCGTATTTGATGAACTTGAAGTAACTGCTATGGGCGATACAGCTCATAAGTTCGTTAAGGGTCTAGAGGCCAGCACAATTACTTTAGATTTCCTAAGCGATACAGCTGCTGCAAACGTAAACGCAACGCTACAAGCCGCATGGGGTACAACAGTACCTATTACGCTAAAGCAGACAAGCGCAGTGGTATCAGCTACTAATCCGCTATACAGCACCACAATTTTGGTAAATAACACTACCGATATTAACGGCGCAGTAGCAGACATGGCTACACAATCAATTACATTTACTTGTAATTCACCAATCGTAATTACCACCGCTTAATTAACTGAATAGGGGCTAAAGCATGGCAAAGTTAAAAGTAACAAAGGTAGATGGCAACGTATCTGAGCATCAGGTAACGCCATCTATTGAGTACGCGTTTGAGCTGTACGCAAAAAAAGGTTTTCATCGCGCTTTCCGCGAGGATGAGAAGCAAACCGATGTGTACTGGCTGGCGTGGGAGTGTTTAAGAGCTGCTGGCGAGACCGTGCCAATGTTCGGCGCAGAATTCTTAAAGACATTAAAAAAGGTTGAAGTGTTAGATGATGACCCGGAACTATAGGGCGTGACTCGTTTACTTACTTGATCGCACGGATCAGTTTGGAAACGGGTATCGCGCCCAATGATTTATTAGCACTAGATAGCAGGATGTTTAAGGCTTTATTAGAAGCGATGAAAGATAGAGCAAAGGAGATCAAAGATGCCAGTAACGGTAAAAGGCGGCATTGAACTCCGTAAAGCCTTAAAGAAATTTACGCCTGATCTAGCTAAAGAGACACAAAAAGAAATGGCTAGTTTGCTTAAACCCATTACAAGAAAAGCGCGTGGTTTTATTCCATCTAGTGCACCGTTATCGGGTTGGGGTAAAGCATCCGTTAATGCTAGATGGTATTGGGATGCTCGTGCGGCTAAAAAAGGCGTAGGTTACAAAACAACACCAAGCAAACCTAATCGCCAAGGATGGGTATCTGTGGCCCGTATTCAAAATGCATCAATGTCTGGCGCAATTTATGAAACTGCAGGGCGTAAAAATCCAGGCGGTAATTTTAGCCCACGTTTACCCGGCAATTTAATAGGCAAAGGTAAGATGGCTGGTCGCGCAATCTTTCGCGCATGGTCTGAGGATAATGGCAAGACTAACGCGGCTGTTATTAAAGCCATCGAATCATCTAAAGATAAATTTAACAAGGCTGTGGGGTATAACTAATGGCCGTTGATCCATCAGTAAGAGTTGATTTAGCTGTTGAATATAAAGGCAAAAAAGCCTTTGATCAAGCAGATAAGGCTACACAGAAATTAACAAAAAATGTTAAACAATTAGCTGGTGCTTTTGGCTTGGCTTTCAGCACCAGAGCTGTAGTTAATTTTGCTAAAGAATCTGTCAAGGCTTTTGCAGATGATGACGCGGCTATAATTGTTCTTAGAAAAAATTTACAAAACTTAGGTTTGGCCTATGAAAACACAAACGCTGAAACATTTATAAGCAATTTAGAAAAACAAGCAGGTATTTTAGATGATGAATTAAGGCCAGCCTATTCGCAGTTGGCCAAGGTAACTTTATCAGCTGTTAAGACACAAGAGTTAATGACTTTAGCCGTTGATCTGTCTCGATCGACTGGTCTTGATTTTTCAACAGTAATTAAGACTTTAAGCCGCGCTTATATTGGAAACTATAAAGGGTTAAAACAACTAAACATTGGTTTAACTGATGCTGAGTTAAAAACAAAAGACTTTGCCGAAATTCAAGCAATACTTATTAAACAAAGCCAAGGTGCAGGCAAAGCCTATATTGAGACCTTTGCTGGTTCTATAGATAAGTTGTCTGTCGCATCGGCTAACGCTAAAGAAATTATAGGCGAAGGCTTAGTTGATTTATTTGTAGATTTAGCTGGTAATGGTGATATAGAAAAAGCCACTAGCAACATAAATACTTTTGCTACAGCAGTTAGTGATCTATTAAAAGATGTTGATAAATTAACGTTACTTGATTATTTAGGTGTATTTCTTACTGGAAGCATTACTAAAGAAACCTTTGATAAATTAAACCAAAGACCAGGTGGCGGGTTTACTGACTCACAAAATGCTGCTCGACTTGCTGCTGAGGCAAAGGCCCGAAAAGCCGCTGCTGCTGCCGCCGCTAAAGCCGCTGCTGCCGCTGCTGCTGCCGCTGCTAAAAAAGCGGCTGCTGATAAAAAAGCACTAGCAAATGAAAAGGCTAGAGCTGCGCTATCTAAGGCCGCTGCGGTATTTGATTTAACTAAGATTCAAATAGCAGCAGCACTTAAAGCTACCTACGATAAGGATGAACGCCTGCGCCTATTGGCCATGCAGGATATCGAAAACGATAACGGCGAGGCTGCCCTTAAACACATAGCTGAGTTAAAACTGCTAACCAAAGAACAGCAAACTAATAAGTTAGCTGGAATAACAGCAATCAGCCAAACCGAATTAGACTCAATTAATCAAATATTACTTAAAGAATTAGCACGCATATCATCATCAAAGATGACACAAGAACAGGCAGATGAAGCGCGTGCGGAAGCCTACAGAAAATACAACGCAGCTATAATTGCATCAGGTGGCTTAGCTGAGGCTAATTTTTATACTGAGAAAACACAGACAGATTTATTAAAAATAGAAAAATTAGCAGCCTTGCATGATGTGGCAACAGCTCAAGCCACGCTAGATATTCTCAACTACACTTCACAAACAGAGATTATTGCCCGTATCGCAGCTGCTCAAAAAATAGCAGACGATGCTAAAACGAAGGCTTTAAAAGATTACCTAGCTTTACTAGGTACAGCAGCAGGAATAATTGCTGGCTTACCAAGTGGTCCTTCTGTAGCAAAGGGTACAGTTGAAGTTATACCTAGAATTTTGCCACCTGGAGTTGGTGGCGGCGGCCAACCAATCCCACCGGGTTATGGGGGCATCTTTGATTACATGCCACCTGCAGGATCAGCAGGATCATCAAACAGCTCAATAACAGTAATAGTTGAAGGCTCAGTATTAGATGGTAATGATTTTGTAGAGATCGTAAACGATGCCATGCTGAATTCACAAAGGCAAGGTTTATCCCGATTCCCAGCAGGAACGTTGCCGGGCTAATGCCAGTACCTACTATAAACGCGGTTATTAACTTTGGTACAGGCCCATCGACTGCCCAAGCCTTTATTATTGGCGAAGGCATATTTGGCACTAACGTATTGGCAGACTCAGCATCCTTAATTGTGGATGTAAGCAACGTAGTAGATAGCGTTAGCACTAAGCGCGGCAGATCAGCTACAGCCGATGAATTCCAGACGGGCACACTAACCCTGCGTATCGTGGATCAAAACGGCGATTTTAATCCACAAAACCCAACTAGCCCCTACTTTGGATTCTTAACACCTATGCGCAAGGTTTCAATATCGGCTACCTACGCTGGTACTACCTATCCAATGTTCAGCGGATTTATTACCAGCTACACAACTACCACCCCGCGCAACGCGAACGATGTCGTTTACACAACTATTTCGGCCGTTGATGCCACGCGCCTAGCCCAAAATGCTCAGATTAGTACCGTTACGGGTGCGACCGCTGGCGATCTAAGCGGTACACGGATTAACCAAATACTTAACACTATTTCATGGCCAGCATCCATGCGTGACGTAGATGCCGGGCTAACCACGCTGCAGTCAGATCCGGGCACACCGCGTACAGCCTTAGCAGCTTTACAGACAGCCACTAATAGCGAATATGGTGCTGTCTATGCAG